AATATATATGTCAGGAGCGCCGATACCGCCGCCATTGTTGAGAAAGTTTTGCTCCGGTGGAATCGTCGTTGTCAGCGTCCACGTGACACCCGCGTCCGTCGAACGGTAGACGTAGAGATTCCCGTGACGGAGACCAGAATCTCCGTAGTCGATGCCGCTCCCAATCATGACAAACGTAGAGCTATCGATGGCCAACGCGCCCCACGGGCCAGGACCGTTATAGCCCCCATTACTCGGGTCGTAGTCGGAGCTTTTGATGTCTCGCGGACAGATACTCACCATGCCACCGCTGGAAACCTTCCAGGCATCACCAGTTGACTGAGACGTAACCAGGGCGAGGCTGTCGTTAACTGGCCAGACCATCAGGGTATTGTTGTTACACGGAGTGTCGAAGGTGCCTAGAGTCTCCACACTCGAGCCGTCGTAGTTGGAGCGACGGATGACCCAGGTGAACCAGTAGATAGTCGATGTGGGGTAACTAGGGTCTGGAGTCGTATAGAAGGCAGTTTCTTCGGCCCACCACAACTTGGTGGGACTTATGTTCATCAACCCTATGGCGTATGGTGGGGTGTAGGGGTACGCTCCAGTCGGGCTGTGCGCCGAAACGACCTTCGTCCACGTGTGGGCGTCGTCTAGCGAGCGATAGATCCCGCCTTCGGCAACCGTACTAGCGTACTGGAGCATGAACACGGTGCCATCTGCAGGCGAAAACAGGCTCATAGGGTTCGAGTGGTCGTCCGCAATTCCAGTGACCTGAGCACGACGTGCCCATGTCAGCCCGCCATCAGCAGACACCCACACCCGGCCGGTGAGGTCCTGATCGGAGTACGCGTACAGTTTCAAGGAATTGTCAGCAGCGACCGCCATGGTGTTGACGCTGGCAAGGTGTCCCGGTGATCCTGCAGGGTCACCACTCCAGTAGTGAACGCCGTTCGTGTAATCAAATGCGTCCCAGTCGAAGAAGTAGGTGTCCATTGGCGGATTGAAGTGCCACCAACCAGTCGCGACGTCCAGCCCGAAACCGCCCGCGTAGACGTCTGTGGTGTACAGGCGCTCCACATCCGATGGCACAGCTATGCCTGGACGATGGTCACCGCTCTACAGTGGCGGCACTTGATCTCGATGCGCGAGCCGGCCGACAACCTGACCGACGGCAGCGGGCTGCGACAACTGTCGCAGCGGACTACGCGCTGAGCAGAATCCGGCTTCGGCGGCTGCGGAACTGCTCGAGGATCGTGGACCATGCGATCAGCCATTGTTGCCAGCACTTCTCCAGGCTGTGGTGTTGGGCGATACGGCGCCGCTGGTTACGCCAGAGGGTGGTGCGCAGCTCACGGGATTCGATCAGCCGCGAGAGAGCCGACTCCCACTCGCCGGCGGTCTCGGCGAGGAGACCGTCCTCACGGTCGGTGATCACCTGACCGTAGAGCGTGGGGCTCGCGACGCTGGGGATGCCCGCGCACGCGTACTCCCATACCTTAATAGGCGTCTTGGCGGTATTGAACAACTTGGGCGCGACTGACGCGCAGCCGATGTCGATGTTCAGCAGCGCGCGCGGGTACTCGTCAATCGGCAGCCACGGGAGCCGCCGGCACCGGTCAGGCGGCACGGCGTCGATCAAAATGTCGGCCATGTGGCCCTGCACGACGAAGGTGACCTCCGGATAGCGCCTGGCGAGGTTGTGCCACGCCTCGGCGACCGGGGCCAGGTCCTCGTAGTAGCGCGAGCCGCCGGCCCAGCCGATAGTCAGGGGCGGCACGACGCGACGACAGGGCTTGAGCGTGTAGCGGAACCAGCGCGTGTCGATGGCGTTGGGCACGACCTGGATGGGCTTGTCGGTGTACATGCCGACGATAGTTGCCAGACGCCGCGAGGAGACGGTCACGCCATCGCACTGGCTGAGCACGTACAGGCGCGCCTGGCGTTCGGCCTCGAGCCGCTCCAGTCCTTTTTCGCGCTCGAGGTCCTGTGTCTTGTAGCTGCGCTCGACGATAGCGGGCGAGTACACATCATCGTCGACCTCCACGATAGCGGCCATACCGGCGCGGTGCAGGCCGCGAATGAAACGATCACCGTCGGTCTTCTCGGTCCAGAACAGGCGCGGCAGGATGACCGCGTCGAAGTAGAAGGGCAGTTTCTCGATGAACCCCGGCAGGTTGTTCTCGGGATCGTCGCGCGCCTTCCAGTGACAGAAGTAGCCGTGCTTCTGGAGCTCGGCGAAGGGCTGGAACACACGCCAGAGCGTGCAGCCTGAGATATCGCCGACCAGCGCCAGGACGCGCGGCGCGTCGGTCACGGTTGTTTCCGTTCGGCGATCAATGCCAGGGACTTGCAGTCCTGCTCCAGGTGTTTGCCCCAGTACTGCAGGTACGCCTCGTCAGACTGCTTCAGCCACACGACGAGCTGGCGCAGACACGCGACGGCATCAGCCCACATCGCCGGCGTGGCCGTGCTCACAGGAGTGCCGGTTGCTCAGCCGGCGCGGTACGTGGCTGTGGAGGTGGAGGACTGAGAATGCCCTCGCGCAGCACGGGCGTGAGCACGAGCGTGCAATTGGGGTGGTTCAGGTCCGGCGGGTTGGTGATGGGCACGATCTTGCCGTCGCGCGTGCAGCACTCGTCGTCCCACTGGCAACCGTCGATGATCTGCAATCGATCCACCAGCCCGCTGGCGAGATAGCGCTCCACCGCAGAAGCGCGCTGCGCCTCCTGCAACTCGGTACGTGCCACCATCAGTGGTCGGCCGCGCCAGGTCTCGGTGAACAGGCCATCGATGCCCAGAAAGCCGTCCTGCTCGACGCCGTAGGCCAGCTGGTAGTTGGTATAGCCACGCGCCTGGCCGGTCTGGAGCGTCTGCGCAATCGCCTGGCGCGTGGTCTGGTCGATGCGCACGACGCGGCTTGCCGCCGTATGCAGCACACGCCGCGTGGTGTTGTCGTCAACCTGGAAGTTTTCGGGTGACAGATCGAAGTGGGCACCGACCAGCGCGTTCACGGCGCGCAGCATGAGACGGTAGGCGCGTCCCATGATGTCGAGCAGGCGTGGTTGCTCGGCAGCCGCGTCGTAGTGGGGATGCGACTCCTCAGGCCGCGTCATGCGGCTGCGACTTCATGTCAGCGTGCAGTTGCACTGCGTCACGCGCACGTGCTGGTTGAACGAGTCCGTTTTCAAATTCGCCGCGTTGGCGTAGCTCGGGTTAGCCAGGTACTGGACGAAGCTGGTGTGGCCGTGGATGCACGAGGTGTCTGACTCGACGGTGTGGGCCGAGTTCTTGTTCTTCTGCGCGTTGTTCGCGTTGGACTGGGTCTCGGGTTTTTCGGACATGGCGGTTATCCCTCCGTACCGGTCAGGCTGCGGATCACCCTGCGGCGTTGTCCGTCGAAGTAGCGCTCGAGTTCGTCGTGCAGCGCCGGTGTGCCAAGCTCAACGAGGGCCTGGAGGGCATCGGCGGTCAGTTCACCGGCCTTGAGGCTGATGACGCGTTCTTGCGCCGACGCCTTGGCTGGCGTGGTACCCGAGTTGGTCTGCACACCCGCCCCGCCGGAAGTGTTCATCGTCGAGGGCTGGGGCATGGGCTGATCGCCCCAGGGCTTGGGACCGTAGCCGACCTCGCCACGTGCCTCGTTGGGCAGCAGCCAGCCGGTCTTGACCGCGTTGTCCAGGCGCGTGAACAACTGGTTGCGGTCCTCCTGGAGCGCGCGCACCATGGACAGGTCGTAGCCGATGCGCACCTCAGGATCGCTGGTGAAATCGGGCTTGAGCTCCTTGTTCAGCTTGGCGGCATCCATGCGCCACAGGGGCACGATGGTCAACTCGGTGAAGTTCTCGCGAATGACCTTCATCGAGGCGTAGTTCTGCGACTGCCCGAGCCCGGAGGACAGTCCGGCAATCACCGGTGGGACGCCCATGACCGCGCAGATGCGGGTCTCGGGCACCTCATGCAGCTCCTTCATGTTGAGTTGGTCCGGCGAAAAGCCGAACTGCTCGATGGTGGCGCCAGCCGTGAGGACACCCACATTGCCGCGATTCTCGTAGCCGAAGCGCTGCTCGATGCGCTGTTTGATGTCGTCAGCCTGCTGCTCGTTCAGCGACGAGTTCTGTGGCACGGTGACGACCAGCCCGGGGATCCCGAAGTTGCGCAAGAGCGCGTCGGTGTACTGCGTGGCCGACTGATCCGAGGCAATCTCGCGCAGCAGACGCTTGATGGGCGCCAGACCGAGGCGATGGTCCTGATCGTCAATGCCGATACGAAAATGGATGATGTTGCGCGGATCGATGTCGTCGAACTTGCCCGGCGCGTAGCTATAGCGGTACGCATCGATGAAGTTGGACGATCCCTTGAAGGTGATGGGCCGGATCAGCCGCGGAGAGATGGGCCACAACTGCACGACATTGCCGCGATTGGGATCCCCCGCGCGGATCTTGCGCAGGTAGGCATTCCCGTCGACGTGCTTGGCCCAGGAAGTCCAGAACCAGATCTCGGGTGGGGTGTGCACCGGGTTGGGGTCCATGAGCAGCTGCTGCATGGGCGCGTCAGACAGCCACACGGCGTTGCTGGCAAAGCCCAGTCCCGAGTCAGGATCACCTCGCCAGACTTTGAGTGGAGGCTCGATGTGGCTATTACTGAGCGCCTGCAGACACGACCACACCGCAGAGTTCGAGTCGGTCTGTGCCGTGACCGGATCGGCATAGAACCATTGCGCCGGACCGGTGACCTGGGTAGGAGGCACGATGAGCGCCCCGGGGTCCTGCCACTCGAACAGCTTCCTGCCAGGTAGGATAGCCTGCACCGCGTGCTCAGGCACTTGCAGATCCTTGCCCTGCAAGTAGTCAAGCACAGCCGAGACGGGATTCCACATCGTGGGGTGCCTGCCCCATCATACGCTCCAGGCGTCACAGTTTTACAAAGATGGGCCGGGAACGCTTTACTAGAACGTCGACGTCTATTGACAAGAGTAGGACAGAATCAGAGCGATAGCGGAAGTGCCATGGGATGGCCACACGCATCTTCAAGAGACGCATCACCTCTGGACAGTGGGTTTAGACCTGAACTAGCAGAAAGTGTACCGGGGTGTCGATGTGTGAGGGGAACGGCCTCGAGCTTGGTTTTGCGAAATATCGATCACTGAGCCCAGTGCGGCATGCGCCCAGTGCACCGAGCACGAACACCTGATAAGTATGGTTATCGTGCGTTCGCCTGCAACACACGGCGGATGCGTACGTGCCCACGTGAGACCGCACACGTACACACTGACACTGAGCGCTGACCAGTCACAGTGAAGGCGCATCGCCATGCTCCTCGCCTAGCTGACCAGCACACACACGCCCAGCTAGCACGTGCGTCGCCTTAGTGCGTCCAGGTTGAGATTCCCGTTGCCAGCTGGTTGAGCTGTGGTTGAGCATTCCGCGGTTGAGCCGTGGTTGCGATCACCCCACGCGCGCGCCTTAACCTCCTCGCGCGTATGCACATCGCATATAATCTGACCACGCGCACAAGCGCGGGCCCGCTCAGCGCTACTAACACTGGCGGGCCCTACCACGACTCAGAGGAGACCTGAATCAATGGCTCAGCAAGTTTACACACGTGGTCTATTCACTGACCATGCGCACCCGGTGCTCAAAGATGGTCAGCTAAAGATGGCAAAGCACATTGTCAAGGCGTACGTGCCTGGCACGGAATGGATCGATGCACGCGGCAAGCAACATGGCGTGTTGCTCCTCTCGGATGCATCGAAAATGCCATCGCTCAGCTTTAGCCTCCCGGCCGGCGAATCGTGCCCGTGGGCACTCTATGGCGAGGGTTCTATCTGTGGTGAGTGCTACGCACAAAAGGGCCGTTACATCATGCCCAACGTCGCGAACGCACAACGCGTTCGCTTCGCGTGGGTACGCCAGTGTCTGAAAACTGAGGAGGGTACGGATTCTTTCGTCTGGACACTGACGAGCGCGATTCGCGACGCTGGCAACCTTTACTTTCGTGGTCACGACTCCGGCGATTTTTTCTCGCCAGCCTACGTTCGCGCGTGGATCCGTGTCTGTCGCGCGTTGCCGCAGGTCTCATTCTGGTTCCCCACGCGCACGTGGCGCGCGCTCGTCAAGGCTAAAGGTGTCGCGCGCGAGCAATGGGCGCTCGCGCTCAGTGAACTAGCTAGCCTCCCTAACGTGCGCCTCCGGCCGTCAGCGCTGTTTTTCAACGCTCCGGCTCCTCGCATTCCCGGCTGGGCCGGTGGCACCACGGCGCGAGACGAGGGTTTCAATTGCCCCGCCGCCACGACCGGGAATATCTGCGGCACGTGTCGCGTGTGCTGGGATTCACCGGAGACCGAAGTTAGCTACCACCGACACTAACGTGCCGCGCCTCCGGCGACAGGTCGAAACGTCCGTACGGACGTCTGAGCGTTACGCGCTCACTGACGAGACCACGTAAGAGGAGACCTTACGCAATGCACCGACGATACAAGCTAGGTACCCACCGGGGCGCGCGTCGCCTATGGTTGGAGGGTAACCGTCTGACCGCTGCCGGGTTCACACGTGGCGCACCATTCCGTGCCACGCCACGCGCTGACGGCGGTCTAGACATCACACTGGACACCACCGGTGACCGCCACGTGGCCGGCACGGACGCGCGGGCCGTCGCGGCG